GCTATTAAACAAGCAATAGAGAGGGGTTTGTAATGTTAGACGTTATTTACAATGCCCTTAACAAGGATTCCGTTATTACTGAAAAAGTAGGTAATCGAATTAAATACTATGAATACCCAGAAACAGGAATGACTGGCACTCATATTATCATTGATCCATTAGATACTCCTACACCTTCTGATTTTGCAGATAATATATGGCTAACAGAAGATTATTTATATCAAATCGAAGTATGGTCAAAGAATAGAAATGATCGTGATATTGTCGCTAAGCAAATTCAAAAAGTCATGTGGAATGAATTAAGTTTTGTTAATTTAAGCGGAATAGATGAATACGACAAGGATTTAAAAATCTATCGAGATGCAAGACGTTATAGAGGTAAGACGTATGTAGATAGCTTATAGGCTATCTATTTTTTATATCAAAAAAAGGAGTGATTGATTTGGCTGAAAAAAATTATAAAGCCTTTACTGGATTGAAAGAATTTTACTACGGAACATTAGATGAAACAGGCGCGTCCATTATTAAGGAAACTACACCAGAACGAATTCATTTTTTACAAAACATTAGTATTGAAACACCGCAAGAAATCGTTAAGTCGCATGGAGACAATACTGTAGCTGAGATGGCCATTTCAACCGACGTGACAACACTAACAACAACATTTCATAAATTGCCGATTGAAGATCGTGTGAAATTATATGGATATGAAACAGTTAACGGATTATATGGATTATCAAACGATCCCACCCCGCCTTATGTAGCTTGTGTTTTTGCGAGAACTGCACAAGATGGTGGAACAGAATGGTTAGGTTTTACTAAAGGTATATTTACTATATCCACAACGGAATCTCAAACAAAAGGTGAATCCATTGAATTCACCGGAAACGAAACTAGTGGAGAATTCATGCCGAGAAAAGTAGAAGGCATTGACAAAGAAATGACTTACCTTATCGCATACGATAAACGCGGAGAAACAGAACAGCGTGACGCATTATTCCAAGCGGTATTTGGAGTTCCGCACCCGGATGCAGAACAACCTACTCCCTGACGTGCCCGTAAACCTTAACTTAGATTCTAAGACCGACAAAACAATAACATTAGCTTGGGATTAATTTAAGTTCAGGGCTTTTAAATCTAAAGAGCGGATTTGTTTTCTGCTCTTTTTTTCTATTACTTATAACACTTAAAGGAGAGTATAAAAATGGCAAATTTAAAACGAAATATGATTGAGTTGGTAACTAACCCACAAGAAGTTGCAGAAGGTGCAGAACCAGAAATTAAAAAATATTGGACCTCTCCATTTATTCCTTTTACTAAAGTAAGAGAAGCGATGGAATTAGCTAGTGAAATGGAGAAAGGCGAAGACTCAAAAATGTCCGACTCTATAGACAAGTTGTCTGACTTCGTAACAGAAATATACGGAAAACAATTTACGAAAGATGATTTATATAACGGATTACACGCACCTGATGCTATCCCAGTTATTCAAGATCAGATTTTATTTATAGCACAAGGGGTTCAATCTGAAAACACTAAGGATTTTTTGTCGAAGAAGAATTAAACGAAGAAGATTTCACGTGGGAAAAGCAACTGGAATATTTAGATAATCTTGCTAAGGAATTAATTAAAGAAGGCATGCCAATCAGCGAAATAATGGGCATGCCTTACAATTACATGCTTGACATAATGAGCGAACGAAATCAACAGACCAAAGAACATTCCAACTCTTTTTTTGATCTACTTGGTTAAACAGACGGTCTGATACGGACGGTCTTTTTTATTCTCTCAAAGAAGGGAGGTAATGATAATAGCAGAACGTATAGAAGGACTCACAATCGGCATGTCGCTGGACTCATTCGGTTTAGATGTGGATATGGCTAAGATCAAGCGTAGTTTTAAAGGGTTAAATAGTTCTATTAAAACGAACATGAATAACCTTAAATTCGGTGAGAAGTCTCTAGAAAACTATCAAAAAAATGTTAAAACCCTTAACACTGATATAGAAAAATATCGCAGAAATATGGAGACTTTATCTAAAAGACACAAACAAGCCGTTGAGGACCATGGTGCCAACTCTAAGGCAGCACAAGAGTTAGCTGCTGAATATAACAAACAAGCGAATACTTTAAATTATTTAGAGGGTCAATTAGAATCTGCTAACGCTGAATTAAAGAAAATGCAAGAACAACAGCGTATTGCTGAATCTAGTTGGGGTAAGTTAGGAAACACCTTTGAAGAAACTGGAAACAAGCTAAAAGATGTCGGTCGAAGCATGCGAGATGTAGGTAAAAACATGGCCATGTATGTAACAGCCCCACTTGTTACAGGTTTCGGCTTGGCTACAAAAGCGAGTATAGATTGGGAATCTGCGTTTGCAGGCGTTAAAAAAACCGTAGACGATTCGGCGGAAGGGTACCAAGAATTGTCAGACGGAATTCTCGACATGTCTAAAAATCTTCCGGTTGCTGCTACAGATATAGCCGCAGTTGCAGAAAGTGCCGGACAGTTAGGGATTGAAAGAGATAGTATTCTTGACTTCACTAAAACGGTCATTGATTTAGGCGAATCCACAAACATGACTAGAGAACAAGCTGCGACAGAGTTTGCTAGATTTGCAAATATCGTATCTATGCCTCAATCTGCATTTAATAATTTAGGTTCTAGTATTGTTGCTCTCGGTAACTCAATGGCTACAACTGAATCAGAGATTATGAGTATGACAATGCGAGTCGCCGCCCAAGGTAATCAGGTTGGCATGACGGAAGCTGATATAGTCGCTCTTTCTGGTACAATGTCTAGTTTAGGGATTGAGGCTGAAGCAGGCGGAACCGCAATGACTACAGTCCTTAAAAAGATCGATAAAGCGGTAGGAGAAGGTGGTAAATCTTTATCTGGCTTCGCTAAAGCATCTGGTGTCTCGTCAAAAGAGTTTAAGAAAGCGTGGGAGAGTGACCCAATTACCGCACTACAGATGTTTATCCAAGGACTTGAAGCGTCTGGTAAAGAAGGCAAAAACTTAACCACTATCCTTGGTGATTTAGGCATTAAAGGGATCCGTGAAGCTGACACCATTTTACGTATGGCAGGTAATAGCAAGCTGTTAGGAGATGCAGTTAAAACTTCAACAGATGCCTGGAAAGAAAATAGCGCATTAACCGACGAAGCGAACCAACGATATGAAACAATGGCATCAAAACTTCAAGTGTTTAAAAACCATCTTTTTGATTTAGCGCTAGATATAGGTAATATACTTGCGCCTTATGTCATAAAAGTGACCGATTTCTTTACTAAGTTAATTGAAAAAATAAGAGGTATGAGTGACGGAATGAAAATAGCGGGCGTTATCATTGGAGCATTAGTTGCTGCAATCGGCCCATTATTAATAGCAGGCGGTTTATTCTTGGGTTTAATTGGTAACATTATGACCGCGCTAGCGCCTTTAATGACTAGAATCGCAAAAGCGGGCGGATTGCTAAATATCTTAAAAGCAGGTTTCATGGCCTTAACCGGCCCTGTAGGAATAACCATAGGAATTATAACTTTACTAACCACTGGTTTTGTTACGCTTTATAGCAAGTCAGAAACTTTCAGGAATGGAATTCAAAATTTAATAACCAAAATCCAAGAATTAGCTAGTAAAGCTTTATCCATACTAAAAGTGGCCATTGATGCAGTGGTTTCGTTTTTCCGAACTCAACTAGCCACCATTCAAGGATTTTGGAAAGAAAATAGCACCGTAATTATACAAGCATTAACGAATGTCTATAAGTTTATAAAAAATATTTTTGAAAATGGTATTTTGCCAGTAATAAAGTTTGTCATGCCATTTATACTAGATTTGATTAAATCTGTATGGAAAAATATCCAAGGCGTAATCCAAGGTACCCTAAATGTCATTATGGGCGCAATTAAGGTTTTCTCTGGGTTATTGACTGGTGATTTTTCAAAAATGTGGGAAGGCGTTAAGCAAATATTTTCTGGAGCAATCCAATTCGTGTGGAATTTCGTCCAATTACATTTTATAGGGAAGATCCTAAGAGGTATAGGTGGTTTTTCTATTAATCTAGTAAAATCCTTAAAAGGCGGTTGGGACAAGGCTATTGGCGGAATTAAAAGTTTTGTTGGCACTGCTAAATCTTGGTTTGATGATTTACTAAAAAATGGAAAACAGAAATTTGATGATTTGGTCACAGCTGCAAAAGAATTACCAGGGAAAATTGG